TCTCCCCCAAGAGTCTCCACAGTCGAAGACTCGCACAACCTCGTACCCACACGTACCTCCACGTAGAAACCCGTACGCGGAGCAATCTAGGGGTAACGAGTGGCAGCGCGCTAGTACTTCTACGGAAACTCCCCTAATTCACGTAGTTGACGGGGTTGTGCGAGGTACGTGAAACGCGTAGGGTCTGGCCCATGAAGACCGCAAAACACGTGGACCCGATGGCCGGCGTCGAACTGATGCTGACGGTCAAGCAGGTCGGAGCGGTACTGCAGAAGGACGAGTGGGCGGTGCGAGACCTCATTCACTCGGGCGACCTCTCGGCGCACAACGTCGGCAAGGGGGAGCGGTCGATCTGGCGCATCAAGCCCAGCGACCTGAACCGCTACCTCGACTCGCGCAAGAGCGCTGCCGCATGACCACGCTGCCCGCCCGCTTCTGGGCCAAGGTCGAGAAGACCGACACCTGCTGGCTCTGGAAGGGCCGCGTGATGTGGAAGGGCTACGGGATGTTCAGGTTCGAGAACCGGCCCGACCAGCGGGTACACCGCCTGGCGTACGCCGAGGTGGTTGGTCCCATCCCTGCAGAGATGACGATCGATCACCTCTGCCGCAACCGGGTCTGCGTCAACCCCGACCACCTCGAGGTCGTCACCCGCGAGGAGAACACCCGCCGAGCGCGTGCCCTCGTGACGCACTGCAAGCGCGGACACGAGCTGCCACCGCGTACACCCCACGCGACCCAGCGCGTGTGCCTGATCTGCGTTCGCGCCTTGCGGGCGTCTCGAAAGGCTCGCTCGACCACCACCTGATCTCGGCCCCGCGCGCGTGCTTCGGAGGACCGCGCCGAGACCGACGGGCTGGCCCCCACCATCCCCGGGGGCCAGCCCCCACCACCCATCACGCAAACCGCCGCTGGTCATCCCAGGCAAGGGGTGACGACCAGCGGCAGGCAGGAGACAGCATGACAGACCAGATGCGCCACTCATGGTTGGTGCAGCGGCTGAACAAGCCAGCGGGCGCGGGACGCCTCGCGGCACTCGGCGAGGCGTTCTCGTTCGGGGGCGGGCTGCAGAACGGCGGCCTGTCCAAGGACGCGATGGACCTGCTGCGGTCGGTCTTCTCGTTCGACTACATGGGCGCAGCCGAGTTCGAGTTCGGCGCCGTCCCGGCGGCGCTTCAGGCGATCGCGAAGGCACGGCGCAGCCTCGTTGCCAGCGTCGTGTCTGTCGACCTCGCGACAGTGCCCCTGCCCTGGTCCGCACGGAAGGACGAGCCGAAGATCATCAAGGGCTCGGCGAGCGTCTACGTGCTTTGCCGCAGCGCACACCCCAGCGAGATCGGTGAGCGCATCGTCGGCTGGGCGAGCGAGCCCTACGGCCGGACGTTGAAGGAGTCGACCAACCTCAACCGAGCGTTGCGTCCGAGCGACGAGTTCGACAGTCGGACCTGCGGATGGCTCGAGCTGGACAACGGCTTCTTCTTCTTCACCGACGCCGAGATGTGGGTGAAGACCTGCGCCATCTTCGGCGTCGAGGCGAAGTCCGAGGTGTCCGCATGATGCCCGCCGAGCAGTACCGCCCGACCCACCGTCGCCCCTGCCCCTTCTGCGGCAGCAACGGCTGGTTCGTCGACCAGACGACCGGCCTGATCCGCGCCTGCGTGTGCCTCCCCGCCGACACCGACGAGAACCCGCCGGCCGATGTGGTCGCGCGTCTTCTGCCCGCCGCGCCCGTCAGCGACATCCCGCAGCCCGAGCAGTGGGAGCCGCGCCCGGGCATCGACAACCGCGTCGTCGAGGTGCTGGCCTGGATGCTCGTCGGCCTCGTCGTCGTGCTGGTCGTCGTGATCGTGCGGGGCCTGTCGTGAGCCGCGCGCGGATGATCCAGCGCGCCACTGAGGTGCTCGCGACCTACGAGCCGATCCAGGAGTACGTCCGCAGCAGCCTGGTCGAGGCGATCTTCGACGAGGTACTGCCTCAGGTCAACACCGTGGTCGAGTTGGAGGCGCTGCCGAACTGGACGGTTCTGCTCAACCCGGAAGGGTGGGTGATTCAGACCCCGTGTCCGGCTCAGGCCGCGAACGCTTTCCGTTTCGGTCCCCTGACCGTCGTCTGGAAGCCCGAGGTGACCTCGTGACCTGGGACGTCTTCACAGTGCAAGGACGCTGCCCCTACTGCGGTGCGGAGTCTGGCGAGCCATGCCTGACCTCGACCCAGCGCAAGGCGTATCACTCGCACGTCAACCGAGTCGCCAACGCTCACCGGGTCGACTTGTACCGAGCGCAGGTGGCCTCGTGACCGCCCGCCAGCGCTACTGGACGAGCGTGGTCGCGACGGCCGCCGTCCTGTTCACCCTGATCTGGGTCGTCACCCCGGTGCTCGTGATCGCGGTGGCTCCCTGATGGCCGACAGGTGGCGCGTGCAGGTGCGCGACAAGAAGAGCGGCGACGTCTTCGGCTGGAAGACGGTCGTGGACCGGCTGAACCGGCAGACCGCCGGAGAGACGGCCGAGTTCTACGCCCGCCGCTACCCGGAGTGGACGCTGCGGCTCCTCGACGACACGACGGCTGAGGCCGTGCACCTGGGCCGCGACGGGAAGCCGCTAGAGACCGTCGGTGGCGGATGCGAGTGCTGGGTCACGCCGGAGAGCGAGTGGTTCCGCTACGGCAGCGCCGTCGAGCCCGGCTCGGCAGTCGAGCCGAACCCGGAGTGCCCCCAGCACGGGGGCTTCGCCGAGCCGGTCATGCGACGCGACGCCCGAACCTCGGAGCAGGTCCTCGCTGACCTCGCAGCCGATCGCTATGAGGCCTCGTTGGAGCGGGGAGGGTCCGATGTCTGAGCGTCGTCGCTGGCTAACGGACAAGCAGCTTGACCACGCAGACCGCATGCGAGCCGAACTCGTAGCCCGCCGGGAAGCGCACATCGCCAAGCACGGGCCGCACACCTGCACGCCTGACCCTAAGGACCCGTGGTCGACGTGCGACCTCGAGAAGGCGGTGGCGTCGTGATGGCCGCGCTCCGAGAGGCGGTCGCCGACAGCGTGTTCCGCCGCGGCGAGTACGTCGACAACCTCGCCAACGACATCGAGCGGATGAGCCTCACCGCCGAGCAGGCGGTCGCGCACCTGCGGCTCGTTGCCCAGCTGCTCCGCGAGGAGAGCGACAAGGCGATGCAGGAGCGTGCCTCGTGAGCGGGCGCATGGTCAGCGTGACGGAAGCGCGGAACCTGTCGTCGCTCGCCAAGCGCGACCAAATCCTGCACCCCGAGGTCGTAGTTCCCGACCTCGCCCACACGGTCGTTGTGCAGGCCGAGCAGATCGCCGCGCTTGGCGAGGCCATCAAGGACTTGTGCTGGAAGGCGACGCAGTACGGCGAAACGGCCGACGGCGACACCTTCGCGTACATCCTGCCGAAGGGAACCGTGCATCGGCTCATCGGCGCTGCGCAGTCCGCTGGCATACCTGCGGTCTTCCGTAACGCGGAGGTGGAGGCATGAGCCTCGTCGGATTCAAGGGCCAGAATCACCCGCAGCAGATCGGTAAGCGCGGCGCACTGGACGAAGTCGATGACCGGGGCACGCCGCCCGAGTTGTTCGACCCGCTGAACACTCTGCACCACTTCACCCTGGACGTGGCGGCCGCGCCGCACAACGCCAAGTGCTCCACGTTTTACACCCGCAAGGACGACGGGCTTGCTCAGCCGTGGGCCGGGGCGGTCTGGTGCAACCCGCCGTACTCCGACCTGCTGGCTTGGGTCGGGAAAGCGTGGTCCGAGTGGTTCTCGGGTGCTCCCTCGCTGATCGTGATGCTGCTCCCCGCCAATCGACCTGAGCAGCGGTGGTGGCAGGAGTACGTCGAGCCGTTCCGCGACCAGGGTGGGCCGCTGTCCGTCCGCTTCCTCGCCGGTCGCCCGCGCTTCATCATGCCGGGTCAGACCGAGGTGCTGCCGAACCAGCGACCCCCGTTCGGGCTATGCACGCTCACCTGGACGCACTCGTGACCGCGCCGACGCTGCTCACGCAGCCCGAGCACCACGGCCTCACCATCATGCGCAACGTCGAGCAGGGCACCGAGGATTGGCACAACCAGCGACGCGGCATGGTCACGGCGTCGGTTGTCGGCAGGCTGATCTCGGTCGGCTACCTCGGAGCTGACGGCTACGACTGCCCCGAGTGCGGCGCTCAGTCGGGTCTGCCGTGCCTGAGCAAGGTCAAGAAGGCCGGCGAGTCCGGAGCACCGATCCGTACCTTTCACGGTGCCCGCACGGAGGTCGCGACCGGCAACCGCACGGACGCTGCCCAGGTCTTCGCGCCCGCCACAGGTGACGATGCGCGCGGGCTGACGCTGCTACTCGCAGCCGAGCGCATCACTGGACACACCGACCCGACCTACATGTCCGACGACATGTGGCGCGGCCAAGAGGACGAGCCGATCGCCCGCGAGGTCTACAGCCAGCACTTCGCACCCGTCTCGACAGTCGGCTTCATGGTCCGCACCGGTCCCGGCTTCACGATCGGCTACTCACCCGACGGCCTGATCGGCGACGACGGTCTGATCGAGATCAAGTCGCGGCGGCAGAAGAAGCAGCTCGCCACGATCCTCGACGGCCAGATCCCCGCCGAGAACATGGCGCAGATGCAGTGCGGCCTCCTCGTCTCCGGCAGGGCGTGGTGCGACTACGTGTCCTACTGCGGCGGCATGCGGCTCTGGGTCCAGCGCGTGACGCCGGACCCCCGATGGTTCGCGGCCATCACCGCTGCCGCTCAGGCATTCGAAGAAGCGGCCATCGAGATGGCCGCCACCTACCAAGAGGCAACCCAAGGGATGCCTGATACCGAACGACCCGACCTCGAAATGAGCATCTGAGATGGACCTTCGTGTAGACCTCATCCTTCGTGTTCAGAACGACCACTCGGCCTCCGCTTTTGGCACTTCAAAGTCGCCGAAGGGCGAGCATTGGCGCTGCGCATGCGGCGAGTCCTATCAGGGCAAGGGCGCGTTAAGCAGCGGGCATCGCCATAGCGCCACCGAGATCCTGTCGGCGCTCGACGCGGCCGCGACGAACGCATGACCGCGTTCGACATCTCCGACACGCTCGCGCCGAACTCCGATCAGCTCGACGCAGTGGACCTGCTGGGCGGGCCGCAGACCTTCACCATCAGCAAGGTCAGCAAGGGCAACCCCGAGCAGCCCGTACAGATCCACCTGGCCGAGTTCGACCGGCCCTGGCGACCCGGCAAGAGCATGCGCCGCGTCATGGTCGCCTGCTGGGGCCCTGACGCCAACCAGTACGTCGGTCGCAGTGTCCGCCTGTGGTGCGACCCCAAGGTGGCGTTTGGCGGTCAGGACGTCGGAGGCGTTCGCATCCTCGCTCTGTCGCACATCGACAAGCCGAGAGGCATCCCGCTCCTCGTCTCTCGCGGCAAGAGCGCCATCTACAAGGTCGACGTCCTGAAGGTCGAAGCGCCGAAGACCTCGCCCACGGTGTCGCCCGAGCTGCTGGCCGACCTGTCCGCAACGTTCGAGCGCAAGGGCATCCCCGAGGAGGCGCGACTCACCGGCGTGCACCGCATCACCGGAGGTTCGCAGACCGGCCTCGAGGTCATCACCGAAGACGAGGTGCGCCAGGTGCTCAAGGCGCTGGAGTCGCGGCCCGATGTCGCACCCAAGCAGGCCGAGCAGCAGCCCGAGCCCGCCGACGACTGGCCTGCCGTGGCCCAGCCGGGCGGTGCCCAGTGACCGCGGTCGTCGCAGGCGCGCCCCACGCCTCCGGCCGTGTGGCTGGGGAGGGCGCGCGCCACCGCGCTCTCCCCAGCCTGCCCAGTGATCCGGTCAACCACCCCGCGCACTACACGAGCCACCCGAGCGGCGTGGAGTGCATCACCGTCGCCGAGCACTACGGCTTCAACATCGGCAACGCCATCAAGTACCTGTGGCGCGCTGGCCTCAAGGGCGGCGCCATCGAAGACCTGAAGAAGGCCGCTTGGTACGTCAATCGCGAGATCGAGAAGCGCACCAAGGAGGACGAGCAGTGACCGAGATCCAGTTCCGCAGTGACATGTCGGTCGAGACCACGCGCGTCGAGGGCGACGACCTCGACGTCGCCCGAGCAGCCTGGGTTAGCACAAAGGGTCAGCGAGCCGAGGACGAGGCGGACCGCGACCGCGCTACAGGGCTGATCAACATGCTGATGCGCGACCGACACGGCTCGCCCTTTGAGCAGGTCGGTCTGCAGTTCCTCGTCTCCGCGCCGATCTTCGTCTGGCGCGAGCACATGCGCCACCGCATCGCTTCCTACAACGAGATGAGCGGGCGCTACACCCAGCTCGCGCCGGTGTTCTACGAGCCCGCCGTCGACCGGGCGCTGGTCCAGCAGGGCAAGCCCGGGGCCTACTCGTTCGTCGCGGGCACGGAAGAGCAGCACGGCAACGCAGTCTTCGCCATTCGGCACGCAGCCCGTACCGCGTACGGGCTGTACGAGGTCCTGCTCGCCCAGGACGTCGCCAAGGAGGTCGCTCGCATGACGCTTCCGGTGAGCATCTACTCGACCGCCTACGTCCGGATGAACCTCCGCGCGCTGATGAACTTCCTCAGCCTCCGCACCAAGAGCCCGAACGCCCGGTTCCCTTCGTTCCCCCAGCGCGAGATCGAGATGGTCGCCGAGCAGTACGAGCGGGCGATGGAGGACCACTTCCCGCTCGTCTGGTCAGCCTTCGTGCTCAACGGACGGGTGGCACCCTGATGGATCTCGTCAACCGCTCCGCCACCCCGAAGGACCGGACCGTCAGCGACGACGCGACCCGGCTGCAGATCGTCGAGCACCTGATCGACGGGAAGACGATCCCGCAGATCGCCGAGCTCGTCGGCTACCACCGGACCCAGGTGCAGATGGTCGCCTGCGCGCACGGCTACCCGACGGCGAAGTACATGGAGCGGTCGCGGGACCTGCTGGCCGCGCGGGTTTCTAGCGAGGCGCCGTGAGAGTCGTCGTCGCCAACCCACGCCCGTCGATTCCGGGCAGCCTCACAGACCTCGTAGAGCGCGGTCGCGCTTCTGAGTGGGGTAGCACTCGGCGCCGAGCCGAAGAACTCGTCGCTGCCGTCCGTGCTCTTCGGGGAGCGCTCGAAGCGGACGGCAAGAAGCCTGCGAGGCCGAGCGAAGCCACGCACGAAAGGCAGTACGACAACCGCTGCGGCGCGATTGCCACTGACGGCCCTTGCCGTACGCCCGTGCACGCTGCGGGAGTGCATTGCTGGAGGCACCCATGAGCACGATCCTCGCGATCGACCCAGGCGACCAGCAGTCCGCCTTCTGCCTCATCGACCGGGCGTCGCGCCGGCCGATCGAGTTCGCCAAGGTAGCGAACTCCGTCCTGCTGGAGCACCTCCGCACAAACACATGGGGCCAGGACGTCGCGGCCATCGAGATGATCGCCTCCTACGGCATGGCCGTGGGCGCATACGTCTTCGAGACGTGCGTGTGGATCGGTCGCTTCGCCGAGGCCGTCGTCTACTCGCAGCACCTCGAGCCGGACCTGATCAAGCGCCAACCAGTCAAGCTCCACCATTGCCACAGCGCGAAGGCGAAGGACACCAACGTCCGCCAGGCCCTCATCGACCGCTTCGGCGCCGGCGCGAGCAACGGCGGCAAGGGCACGAGGGCCGACCCGGGCTGGTTCTACGGCTTCGCCGCGGACGTCTGGCAGAGCTACGCGCTGGCCGTCTTCGTGGCTGACCAGCAGGCCGGGGTCACGCCGTGAGCGCCGCACGCCCAGTGCTCGTCATGACGGCTCACCCCGAGGGACCCGCAACGGTCGGACTCTGCCTGTGGCTCTCGTACTGCCGGGGCATCGGCGAAGTCGTCGCCCGGCACCGCACCGCCATCACGTCCGTGCAGCACGAGCCGGTGAGGCGGAACCCGTGACCGCGACCGAAGAGACGCGCCCCTACGTCTCGCAGCGCAGAGGTAAGGCGCCCGAGCGATCCGCTACCTACCAGATCGCCAGCCCCGGAGACTGGGCTGCGGACGGCAACTGCGTCGGCAGCGCGGAACCGGACATCTGGCACTCCGACGACAGCCACCGCGAGCGCGAGTCCGACTCCTACAACAGCGACGCCAACCTCGCCATTCGCATCTGCAAGACCTGCCCGGTACAGGTGGCTTGCCTCCAGTACGCACTCGAAGTTCCCCAGGCTGCCGACTGGGGCATCTGGGCCGGTACGACGGCCGCTGAGCGTCGCGTACTGCGCCGGAGGTCCGCATGACCGAGCGCGAGTACATCCTCGCCCGCCTCCAGGTCGAGCGGGAGCAGGCCATGGCCCGCTGGAACGTCGCCGGACCGTCGCACGCACGCGTCCAGCCCCGTGAGCCGCGTCGTCTCGTAGCCGCCGTGCAGGCCGAGCAGCGACGCCGTGAAGCCTGGCGAGGGACCGCCGCATGACCACCGCAGAGCAGGCCGACCGGACCGCGCGCAACATCCTCGAGCTCGTCCAGGCACGCCGCCAGCTCGCCGCCGTGCGGGTGGTCGTCGACCGCCTTCGGAGTAGCCCAGCACCGAGCGAGGGGTTCCGCCTCGACCTGGTGGTGGAAGACCTCGACGCCGCGCTCGCACATCAGCCCGCGCCCACGTCCTCCGACTCCCGAGAGGTCCCCGCCTGATGGCCCGCCGCATCCCCGACGGCTTCGTGCCGCTCCACACGAATTACCTGCGCGACCTCGCCATCCAGCGTGCTGGCGTCGAGGCCGAGCTGCTGTACATCCGGGGCCTGGCGCACTCGAAGGGCGGGAAGACCGATGGGTTCCTGTCGACGTTCGACCTGCCCGTGTTCGGCGTCCGGCTGAAGCGCGTCGAGGTCCTGGCCGCCGCTCTCGTGCGCGAGGGGCTGTGGGTCGAGGCCGAGGACGGGTGGCGCATCCGGTCGTGGACGAAGTGGAACGGGACGCCCGAGGAGATCGCCGAGCAGACGGCACGCCAGCAGGCCGCGGCGGTTCGGACGAACCACAACCGGTGGCACCAGGAGCAGACGAAGAACGACTGCCCGCTGTGCCAGAGCGAGCCGCTGAGGTTGGTTGGTGCACGGTGAACGGAGACGATATGCCTGACCTCGACCCTGCCGTGATCATGGCGAAGCACTCGCCGGACGGATGGGCAGACGACGGACAGGGTTGGTGTCCCTCATGCGGCATGTTCATCGTCGGCCCGGGGTGCGAGGCCTACCGCTTGGCTGAGGCGCTGGCCGCCGAGCAAGCCAAGGTGGCGCGGGCGTGGGCCTGGTACCGCGACGAGTCCGGCCTCGTGGATGAAAGCGATCTCGCTGCCGCCCTCGCTGACCAGCCCGAGCGGGGCAGCGGTGACCCTTTCACCTGCGTCTGCGTCGAGTGCGGCGCTGTGGTCACTGGACGCGGCGGTGATCCGATCGCGGTGCTTGACGGATGGGTCTTCGACGGCAGCGCCTGGCGTTGCCCCGAGCACGCCGCTCGCGCTCGTACGCCCGAGCAGGAGCAGGGCCGGTGAGCGGATCGCTACACCGATCGCTAGAGCGTTCGCTACACCGATCGGTGGGGGTGATCGCTAGCGAATCGCAGAGCAAGAGCAAGAGCAAGAGCAAGAGCAAGAGCAAGATTCCGACCGACAAGTCGGGAGCACTGGTCCAGGTCTGTCTGTGGTTGATAGCTCTACTTCCGAATCCGAAATCGTTAGGTACCTACACGCGCGAGATGGCGACGCTCGGATTCGGGGTGACAAGATGATCAACCACGACCAGGCCGCCCGCATCGCCGCCTCCATCACGATGCTCCGACCCGACTGGCCGCAGTCGCAGATCGTCACTCTCTGTGGCGAGCTCAAGCACTGGCCGCTGCTCGACCTCGCCGTCGGCCTGGCCTACATCGCCATCGACCGCAAGCCCGACGGCAGCTGGGCCAGCAAGAGCCCGTACCGCGTCAAGGAGCAGGGACCATGGCGAGCGATCGGCATCGTCGACCCCGAGCAGCAGGCCGCACGCGACCGTGGCCAGCGCGAACTGCAGGAGCGGCACGACCTCATCGCCACCCGAGCCCGCGCCATCCGCCTCTGCCCGATCTGCGACGACGAGGGACGGCTCGCCAACAGCCGCCTCTGCACCCACGACGACCGGGCCACGCAGACCCGCAGCACCGGAGCCGCAGCCGCACGCCAAGCACTCGCCGATGCACGAGCAGCACGCCAGCAGACCCAGACCCAGGAGACCGCCGATGCCTGACCTCAACCCCGCCGCCGTCATGGCCGCGCACGCTCGACACTTCGACGGATTCACACGCTGCATCGAGACCGTGCGCCTACGGCCGGAAGAGCACTGCGAGCCATATCGCCTGGCAGAGGCGCTGGCCGCCGAGCAGGCCAAGGTGGCGCGGGTCGAGCAGAGGCTCAACAACGCGGACGAACACGGCCTAGACGACGTTAGCGATGACTTCGCTGAGGGTTACTGGCTCATGCACGAGCAAGTCCGCGTGGCCCTCGCTGACCAGCCCGAGCAGGTGACCCGATGAGCACCCCGCCTGTGGACGTGGCCGCGATCCGAGCGGCGCTGGCAAAGGCGACCCCCGGGCCATGGGAGAGCGATCGGACGTTCTGGAAGATCGGCTCAAAGTACCCGGGCATGGACCATTTCTGGCACGACATCCTCGCCGTGAGTGCTCGTCCGATCGGACGATTCGACGACTCGCTGCCGAACGGAACCGCCGACGCCGAGCTGATCGTCCTGCTCCGCAACAACGCCGAGGCGCTGCTGGACGCACTGGAGCGGGCTCAGGCGGCGAGCGAGGGCCTGGACATGCTGGTCGCTCAGGCCGAGCGGCGGGGCGCGACTGACGCGTGGAGCAAGGGGCTCGTCAGTGGCATTGGATTCGCAACCCGAATGCAGCGTGATCCGGAGACGTGGGAGCCAGTCAACCCCTACCGCGACGCCATCGAGACCGGGAGCACCGACCTGTGACCCAGCCCTGCGACATGTGCAGCCAGCCCAGCCAGACCCCGACATGCCCCCGGTGCCTCGGCTACCAGGCGTGGGCCGGCAAGGACTCCGCCGGTGCGTCACCGACCCGCCTGGCCAAGACGAAGCCCAACCTCGAGGCGCTGCCCGGCCTGGTCGCGGCGCTCGCCCGATGCGTCACCGAAGCGCCCGCTGACGCTGGTGGCGGTAGCGGAGGCAAGCCCGGGTCGAAGCCGCCGATGCGCCTCGACGTTGTGCACCTTGTCGACGAGCGCGAGAAGCCGCTGTGGTGGGGCGAGGACCCGCGCGAAGCCGATCTGCAGGACCGGTACGGCGTCACGTGGTCGCTGCACGCCTGGTCGCGCGTCGTCTGGGAGGAGATGCCCGACGCGGACTTCCTGGCCGAGACGCCCACGACCGAGACCGAGAGCACATACCTGCTGGCCGCGTGGACGTGGATCGGGCAGCAGCAGTGGGCCGACGAGTTCTGCGACGACGTCAACGCGCTCGCCCGCAAGTGCCGTGCCGGACTGGGCATCCGTCCCGAGCTGCGGCTGTCGTGCCGCTACTGCCACGACCTCGTCCAGCCCGTCGACGCCAAGCACGACGTGACCACGTGGGAGGCGTGCGCGTACGGCCTGTGCCGCGGGTGCGGTCGGGACTACCCGCTTGGTCCGGCCCTCGCGGCGCTGGGTCAGGTGCAGGACCCGATGACGCTCAAGGCCATCTCGGCAGCGACCAGCCTGCCCGAGCGAACCCTGCGACGGTGGTCCGAGCTCGGGGCGATCAAGCCAGCACCGGACTCGGCAGGGCGCCGACGCGGGCGCCTGTTCGACCTGGCCGAAGTGCGGGCCGCGGCGAGGACCTTGAACCGGTCGCTTGCAGGGTGAATGACAGCCGTGTAATCTTACGGCCACTTGGGCGTACTGCTATGCCCTGAAGCGCCGTCGAGCTCACGCTCCGGCGCTTCTGTCGTCTTCCGGCTGCACCGCTACCTGCCCGGCGTGGAACCCGGCGACGGGAACGGCGGCAGCGGCTTCCCGCTAGCGCTCGCTAGACCACCGCGCGTGGCCGGAACCTCCGTGCTCGATCCCCGTCAAGGAGACCCACATGCCGAAGTCCAAGCCCGGCGCGCGCTGCCGGTACGCCGGTGAGGAGCCGTTCGGCACGCTGCCCGACGGCATCCGCCCCGGCACTGAGGTCACGGTCCGCGAGCTCGTGCCCGCCGGGGAGGCAGGCGCCCACACCGACACCGAGGACTCCGTCGTCGTCGAGTGGGAGCAGGCCGACGTCGCCTACGACGACCAGGGCGCCGCGTCGCTCATCCACCGCTCGCGCGCCACGTCCATCGCCGCCGACGTGTTCGGTGACCTGTTCGAGGCGGTGGCCTGATGCCGTTCACCACGACGATCGTCGGCGCGCAGCGCTACCTCGACGCCATCACCGGCCGCGCCGCAGCAGCCGCGCGCACGACGTACCTCGCCGCGCTGACCGCCGCGCCGACGCGGACGACGACGCTGGCCACGATGGCCGAGGTCGCCGTCGCGGGCTACGCCCGCCAGACGTACGTGCCGACCGCGCCGACGTCGGCGGACCCGCCCGTCACCGGGCTGAGCACCGCCGACACGTTCGGCCCGTTCACCGGCGACCCGCCCGCGATCACGCACCTCGCGCTCGTCTCGGCGTCGTCCGGCACGACCGGTGACCTGGTCGGCTACTGGGCGGTCGACACCGCCAAGGACGTCGGCATCGGCGATTCCGTCACTGTCGCATCCGGTCAGGCCACGATCTCCGCGACGTCCTGATGCGCCGCACCACCGCCACGCCGCTCGCGGCCCTTGCCCTGGTCGTCGGGCTGCTCGCCGGCACGACCGCTTCAGCGGCCACGGCGAACGACGCAGCTTGCCGCAAGGCGACCGTCTCCGGCTCTCCCAGCACCACCGAGCTGCTCGCCTACGACGCGTGCCGGTTCGACAGGCTCGACGCCGCTGTGGCCGCGCTCAAGCCGATCTCCCCGTCCCCGAGCCCCAGCGTCACCACCCCGCCGACCGCGAGTACGGCTCCGACCAGCCCGGGCCCGACGCTCGTGCCCACATCTTCGCCAAGCCCGACCAGCAGCCCGACCCTCGGTGCGAAGCCTGGCCCGTCGAACACCGGCGTCCCGGACGGCACCACCCTCACGGCGTACACGGGTCCGACGACCATCACCACGGCCGGCACCGTGATCGACGGCAAGGACGTCAGCAGCGCGCTGCGCATCGAGGCGAAGAACGTCGTCATCCGCAACTCGAAGATCCACGGGTCCGACGCGATCGGGATCGACACCACCGACTCCGGCGGCCTGACGATCTCCGACAGCGAGGTCTACGACTTCGAGACCGGGCTGGTCTACAGCAACTTCACCGCCGTGCGACTCGACCTGCACGACCTGTCGTACGACGGGGTGAAGCTCAGCAGCAACGCCACGGTCCGCGACTCGTGGATCCACGCGCCGAAGCCGACCCCCGATGCGCACTGGGACGGCATCCAGGTCCAGAACGGTGTGGTGAACACCCTCATCCAGGGCAACAACATCGACCCGAGCGGGGCAGACACGAACTCGGCGCTGTTCCTGTGCCCCGACCTCGGCCCCACCACAGCCGGCCCACTCACCGTCACCGGGAACTGGCTCAACGGCGGCAACTTCACCGTGAACGTCCTCGACGGCAACAACGGGCAGTACTTCATCCGCGACATCCGGGTGACGAACAACCGCTTCGGTCCCGACCACAAGTACGGCTACTCCAACGTGAACGTGCCGATCACCCAGTCGGGCAACGTCGTTGACGCCACGGGTGCGCCGCTCGCCCTGTAGGAGCCAACGGTGCCGATCGTTCAGCAGGCGTCCGGCACCTTCACGGGGTCGAGTCTCACCCCGACGCTGCCCGCCGCGTCGTCGGCGGCTAACTGTGTCGTCGTGTTCGTCGCTGCGAACACGACCGTCGCCACCCCCGCAGGGTGGACGTTGCGCGCCTCGCAGGTCAATCAGATGGGGCACTACCTGTTCGACCGGCAGGGCGTGTCGCTGACGTCGGTGACGATCACCAACAACGGCGGCGGCACAGCCGGCACGTGGTGGATCGCCGAGATCCAGGGCGGCGTCTACAACACCTCGCTGGGCCAGAACAACACGAGCAGCCAGACGACGTACAACACCGCTTCGCTCACGCCAGCCGCTGGCAACCGGATCCTGATCGCGTCCATCGGCTCGACGACCAATGGCGCTGTCGTCCGCACGACGTCCGGCTGGACGAACGGCTTCGTCGAGCAGGCCGACGTGTGCGCTCCGACTGCCGACTACCCGATGCAGGCTGTTGCAGTCCTCGACGGGGTCACGGCCACCGGTTCTGCGGCGTACAGCACGACGACGACGTACAGCGCCTTCAGCACGGGCCGCACGGCGATCATCGCGTCGTACGCCATCAGCGCCAGCGGCAGCGGCGCCGCCTCACCTGTCACCGCGTCCGGATCGACGGGCACGACCGGCTCGGCCGCGCTCACCACCACCGCCCAGCCGACCGCGTCCGGATCTACGACGACATCAGGCGCGGCCACCCTGGCCGTGCCCGCTGCGGTCGCCGCTTCTGGCTCCACCGGTACGACCGGCCAAGCAGCGCTGACCGCGACCGCACCGCTGACCGCGAGCGGGTCGACCACACCCACAGGGCCTGCGGCACTGACCCCCACGGTCCGGCTAGCCGTCAGCGGCTCGACGGGTCCCGCCGGCCAGGTCACGCTGACCAGCACCGTGCGCGCCACCGCCTCTGGGTCCACCGCACCGACCGGATCGGCCGCCCTCAGAGCGACCGCGCCGGTCACCGCGAGCGGCTCGACCACGGCGACCGGCTCCGCGTCCTTCGGCAGCTCCACGACCCCGGCCACCGCCGGCGGCACCACGGACCCCACCGGGTTCGCAATCGCCACCGCAGCCGCCCGGGTGACAGCGGCCGGCACCACCAGCCCGACCGGGTCAGCTAACGCCACCAGTTCGGCCAGCGTCACCGCGACCGGAACCTCCGCGGTCACCGGCCAAGCCAGCGTCACCGCCGCAGCACCGCTCGCAGCGAGCGGATCGACCGTCCTCACCGGGACCGCTGGCCTAGCCGCACAGCAGTCGCTCACCGTCGCCGGCTCAACGACCCCGTCGGGCAGCGCCGCACTGAGCGCGGTCAGCCCGCAAGGCGTCACCGTGTCGGGGTCGACCAGCCCCACCGGCCAAGCTGCTCTCACCGTGCGCGCCCTGCTGACCGGCAATGGCGCCGCCGTTGTCGACGGCCACGCCACGGTCGTCGCCCAGGCCACAGTGACCAGCAGCGGCACCACCGCACCGACCGGCACGGCTGCGCTCGGCGCCACTGGCCAGTCGGCCATCACCGCGTCGGGCAGCACCAGCACGACCGGCGACGGTCAGCTGCAGCCGCTCGTCGTGCTTACCGCGTCCGGATCCACCAGCACCAGCGGCATCGTGCAGACCCGCGCCACCGCCACGCCCACCGCGGCGGGCGCCACTGCACTCGCCGGGCAGACCGCGCTCACCGCGCTGCTCCAGCTGGCTGCGTCCGGCAGCGTGCGCGTCACAGGATCAGCGAGCCTGGCTGCAACCAACGAAGAGCCCGCCCACGACTACACCTTCGCCGGCCACCTCGACCCGCGCAGATGGACGGGCACGCTCGACCAGCGGGCCTGGTCCGGCCACCTCGAGCCCCGATTGTGGGAAGGAGCGCTCGCGTGACCGGCACCCCGCACGAGACCGACGAGCTGCGCCCCTTCACCGTGCTGGTCAACCAGCAGCCCATCACAACAGCCGACGGCGTCAAGGCCTGCATCGTCCAGGCCGGCGACCGCCCCACCGTGTGGGTGGATCCGGTCGTGCGTGACGGCAAGACCCTGATGCGGGTGGCCGGGCTGGCTCGTGGTGCGTACGACACGTGGGCCCAGGTCAGCCGAGGTGACGAGGTAGCAGTCATCTACCTCGGTCGGCTCTACGTCGACTGATGCACGATCGCGCCAGCACCACCGATCGCGGCTACGGCAACGAGCATCAGCGCGAGCGGCGCAAGTGGCAGGCCAGGCTCAACGGTGGCCGAGTCGTGCAATGCACGTGTCACGGCAGCTGCAAGCGGCACAGCGGTCAGTGTGAAGTGATGATCGACCGCGAGACACCGAGCGACCAATGGGACCTTGCGCACAACGAAGGGCAGCAGGGCTACGCGGGACCTTGGTGTAGGTCCTGCAATCGCGCAGACGGTGCCGTGCGGTCGAACGCACCCAAGTTGATCATTCGGGAGTGGTGACCCCCCGTCCAGAAGATCCAGACGTCACCGGCACTTGCCTCCGCCAGCAGCCAACGATCTCTCCCCGCCGTTTTTCCACCCCCGAACCGCACGAGAAGGGCACTCATGGCTGCCCAACGCTCTTCAACGGCTCTGCGGGCAGTCAAGCCCGGCGAGAAGGCAGCCCCGCGGCCCCGCACGGCGAAGGCTGCTCCGAAAACGGTCACCCAGGCCGCCGCCGACGGCTCGACGCGGGAACTTCTCGTGGCGCTGCGGGCCCGGGTCGCGACGTCGGTGCAGGACCCGACCACACCGGCCCGCGACCTCGCCGCCTTGACCCGCCGGCTGCAGGACATCGTCAAGGAGATCGAGGCGATCGACCTGCGCGAGAAGCAGGACCTCGAGGCCAAGGCGAACGAGGCCGATATCGATGAGAGCTTCGACGCCTCGGCCGTCTAGCCCGCGGCTCAGCGAGGTCGCCCGGCACGTCGTGATGCCCGACGGCATTGTGACGACGGGTTGGCCCAGGGTTGAGGCGAAGGGCGCCGAGCTCGGGATCGTCTATGACGACTGGCAGAAGGGCGCCGGTCGGATCGCGCTCGGCCGGCGCGACGACGGGAAGTACGCGGCGACGGTCGGCGGCGTTACCTGGAGCATCCCCCGCCAGGTCGGAAAGACGTTCCTCGTCGGCTCGATGCTCCTCATCCTCTGCGCGTTGTTCCCCGGTCTGAAGGTGCTGTGGACGGCCCACCGGCTGCGGACGTCGACGATGACGTTCCAGTCGATGCAGGGCATGGCTCGGCGTAAGAAGATCGCTCCGCTGATCGCTCACATCCGCACGGCGAACGGTGAGCAGGAGATCGCGTTCCACAACGGCTCCCGGATCTTGTTCGGCGCGCGGGAGCAGGGATTCGGCCGCGGCTTCGACGAGATCGACATCGAGGTATTCGACGAGGCGCAGATCCTCACCGAGAAGGCGCTCGAGGACATGGTTCCCGCAACCAACCAGGCCCGGCACCCGCACGGCGCCCTGCTGTTCTACATCGGGACTCCGCCGCGTCCGTCCGACCCCGGCGAGGTCTTCACGAACCGCCGCACGAAGGCGATCGGCGGGAAGACGCATGACGCGGCTTACCTCGAGTTCTCCGCCGATGAGGACGCCGAGTTGGACGACCGCCGGCAGTGGGCGAAGGCGAACCCGTCGTACCCGAAACGCACCCCGCTGGAGTCGATGCTCCGCATGCGGGAGAACCTCGGCAGCGACGAGGCCTGGCGCCGCGAGGCCCTCGGCATCTGGGACCCGCTGACCTCCTCGACCGTGTTCGCTCCGGGTGCGTGGGAGAACTGCTCGTCCGACGAGACGTTCGGCGGACCGATCGGCGCGCTGGGCCTGGCTGTCAGCGTCGACAGCCGGCACGCTGCGGTCGTCGGAGCCGTCCAGCTCGGTGACCAGGTCGTCGTCAAGCCCCTGCGCTACGGCGCCGGGACAGCGTGGGTGGTCGACGAGCTGAAGGTCCTGCAGTCGCAGCACCGCGTGCCGGTCGTTGTCGACGGCAAGGGCCCGGCGAGCCCACTCCTGCCGCACTTGAAGCGTCGCGGCGTCCGGCACCACGTCGCGGTCCTCGAAGACGTCCTGAACGCGTGCGCGCAGATCGACACGCTCGTCACCGAACGTCGCCTGGAGCACGGGCACTATCCCGAGCTCGACGCTGCGGTCGCCGGCGCCGTGAAGCGGCCGGTGATCGACCGGTGGGCGTGGGGGCGGCGCAAGTCCGTTGTCGACGTCTCGCCGCTCGAGGCGGCGTCGCTCGCCGCATGGTGGGCGTCCCGGCCAAAGCAGGCCGCACCACCACCACCGCTGCCGCAGGCCATCGAGGCCAGCGATGCACCCCAACACGAGCTGGCCACGGCCGGCTTCTGACCCCAGTCGACGAGGGAGGACGCACATGTCGGTCCCCGTCGCGGAGCAGGGCTACGCCAGCGGCACCTCGTGGTGGAGCGCGATCG